GATGGGGTGACTGCAAATTCCACCGAAATCAACTATCTTGATGGCGCAAGCACCTCTGTTGTCACTGCATCAAAAGCAGTCCTAGCCAATGCGTCTGCAAACATCGCATTTGCTTCTGGCCAAGGCATCGACTTCTCTGCAACCTCTGGCACTGGCACAAGTGAACTGTTCGATGACTATGAAGAGGGGACGTTCACTCCGACTGTGATCGGTCAGACAACTCCTGGCACCGGAACTTACACCAGAAACGTCGGCTTCTACACCAAAATTGGAGACAGAGTTATCTTCACGATTGCAATCGACATGACGGCCCATACGGGTTCTGGAAATATGAGGCTTGCTGGGCTTCCATTCACTGCTTCATCCGTGAGTGGTGACTTGTCGTATTTTGATGCAGCAGCAAGCAATCTTACATACTCTGGTCAGTTAAAGGCTTATGTATCTGGCGGCAGCACGGAAGCTGCGTTTTTGTCTATGGCATCTGGAACGTCTCTTTCTGCTGTTGCCTTAGATACAAGCTGTGAACTGCGTCTGACTGGCGTCTATAGGAGCGTATGATGACTTTGACCAAAGCACACAACCGAATGATCGCTGGCTCTATGGTCAACGTCTTGGACTATGGCGCTGATAACACTGGAACCTCTGACGCCACCGCAGCAATCAATGCGGCATACGCAGTCGCCATCGCTGGTGGGGGAGAACTGTTCTTTCCGGCAGGCACTTACCTCTGCAATGTGACGTTTAACGGCGGTGCTCCCGTACGTGGTGCTGGTAGATATAAGACGGTTCTCAAGCCGTTTAACACATCCAGCTACTGCGTTCGCATCTTTGGCGCTGGAGGAGGTGCGTTCAACAACGAATATGAGCTTGGTGCGTCTGTTTCCAGCCTGTCGATTGTCAACGACACTGTGGCTGGTTCAGGTCTGCAGCTTGGCGAACTAGGGAACAGTTCTGGATGCTCTAACGTCCGCATTGAGGACATCCATATTCAAGGTTTCACCTACAACCTGCGCCTTGAGCGGGCTATCATGTGCTCCTTCAAAGACATGGATTTGCTTGAAGGTGAATATGGCATCTGGGCTGACAGCGAAGATAACGTAACAACCCTGCACTTCGACACCGTGCGGTCTCGGTCAAATGACTACGGCATGTATTTGCAGACTGGTATCTTGTTGACGTTCACCAACTGCAACTTCGAAAGCAATGGCTTCAAGAACCTTTGGTTTCGGTCGTCGATCACGCAAGGACCAAGTCGTGTCACGCTTGATGGTTGCTGGTTTGAGGCACTCACCGAAGCATCTGGTGTGCGCTACAACATTCATCTCGATATGCAAGACAACACCAAACAATACGGCATCCTGTTCAATCGCTGCGTAATTTCAACCAATGATGGCCTTGCTGACGTTTATGCAGAACAAGCAAATGGAGTGATCTTCGACCGCTGTTCATTCTCTGTAACTGATAGCTTTGATACAACTCGCTTGCAGTATTCCGCTGGCTCGAATGCCGTGAAGGTCAAACTGATTGAATGCGGCACCATCCAAGACAGTCCTGTTCCGTCGATGTATACCAGCTTTCCCGCATTGACCCGTGTCACTGGCGGGACGTTTGGTTTCTTCTATGACTTCAGCGAGGTGGGTGGGAAGCGGCACACCAATTTTGCAGTTTTGCCTGTATCTGCTGATTTGACCAGCCAGCAGGTTTCGTATGTCGAAACCCTGAATGTCGATACCACAGGCGGAACGATCAACATCAACAGCTTTAATGGTGGCTCGGCAGGGCAGAAGATTTCAATCATCAAGCCCGTAGCCGCTAACACTATCTCGGTTAAAAACAACGGGACCGGAACGCAGAAGATCTTCACCAACACTGGGTCTGATGTGTCGCTTTCTGGAAACCAAGGCATGACTTTGGTTTGTGATGGAACAAACTGGTATCAAACGTGATGCGCCTAGTGCGTGGACAGTCCAGCCAAGGAGGTAAACATGGCACTGACTAAAACAACAGTAAACGACAAGATTGAGGTCATCAACAAAGGTGATTGGTCAACAGTGCAGGTACGCACTGCTACTGTCATCTCGGAAGATGGTGAAGAAATCAGCCGTACATTCCACCGTCATGTGGTAATGCCTGACGCTGATCTCTCAGCTGAAGATGCAGACGTATCTGCAATCTGCACACCAGTATTTACAGACGCGGTAAAGGCAGCGTATCAGACGCACTTATCTTCACAGGAATAAATAGATGGACAAGCGCACAGTACAATCAGCACACAGTCGTATTGACGGATTGGAGAAGGAAATCGTGGCGATCAAGACCGAGATGGAAATCCAATTCAAAGACCTATTCAATCGTGTAAAGCGTTTGGAGGCTATTCTGATTGGTGCGTCTGCATTTATTATAGCACTTCTTCTGCGCGTAAATATGATTAGCTGATGTTATGTACTCTGGTCGCCATATTCTGGGGCCAGAGTTTTCAACTAGGACTGTATCAGGTTTGTCTTTATGATTGTGGGTATGACAGACCGTCTCATTTGTGGTATGATAAGAGCTATGTAGTACCCCCCAGCTACGTCTGCCCGTTGAGGATTTATGATACATGATAGACCCTGCCAGCGCACTCTTGGTGGCGACCAGTGCATTTCAAGCCATCCGCAAAGGTTGTCAAATCGGTCGTGATTTAGAGGGCATGGCTGGTGACATTGGGCGCTGGTCTAAAGCAATCAGTGATTTTGACTTTGCAGCCAAGCGCATTGAAAATCCTAAATGGTATCAGAAGATGGGCAACGTAGAAGCGCAAGCCTTAGAGCTGCTGATACAGAAGCGCCAACGCGATGCAATGAGAGACGAATTAAGGACGTGGATTTCTGGCGCACTTGGTCCATCTGTTTGGCAGGAATTGATCCGAATAGAAAACGACATTCGTCAGAAACAAAAGGAGGCCGAGTATAAGCGGATCGAATTTAAAGAAAAATGTATTGAATGGATTGCTGGCATTTTGCTTTTTATTATGTTGGTGAGCATTACAGTTGGTTTTGTATGGTTGACTTATGCTTGATCCAGTAGGCAGCTTACCTTTCGCTGTAGAGACGCAGAGAGCGCGTGAGAGCATCGAAAACCATCAGGCGCAGCAACAGGTGCAGAAAGAGCATAACCGCGCTCACAAGCTCGCTAAGGCGCTAGAGAGACAACAGCTTGATTTAATGCTCAGTTATGATAAGTTTGGGGCATCAAACACTGGCTTAAAACCGCAAGGCTCGATTGTGGATATGGAGGTTTGAATGCGCGACATCAAGAGAATTATCCTGCACTGCACAGCTACGCGGCCCGAATGGTGGGCCGATAAATCCGCTGAAGAGAAAATGAAAGAATGCGAGCGGTGGCATCTTGACAGAGGCTTTCGATCTATCGGGTATCATTTCCTTGTGGATCGGGACGGCACAATTACAGAAGGACGTCCGCTAGATCAGCAAGGCGCACACTGTAAGGGTCACAACGCGGATACAATTGGCATCGCAATGTGGGGCGGCTTTGGCTCCGACAGTGACGATTTGCCTTCAGATCACTTCACGCCTGTTCAACTTGCTGCGACTTATGATTTGATCCGCAAACTGCAAGGTCAGTTTAACATCAAGAAAGATCAGGTGTTCGGACACAATAGGTTTAGCTCCAAGTCCTGCCCCGGCTTTAGAGTGCAGAAGTGGATCTCCGGCATGTCATTGTCAGAGGCGACAGTTAAAAAGCCAGAGCGAGAAAAGCCTGTGCAGTCCAAGACCGTGAAGGCATCAGCGGCTACAGTTGCAGCCTCTGCTGGCACAACCATCACAGCCCTGTCAGGCATGAATGATTATGCGCAGTATATTATTCTTGGCTTTGCTGGCATTACAATACTGTTTGCTCTTGTCATTATGCGAGAGCGATTAAAGGCATGGGCCGAGGGCTGGCACTGATGTGGGTCTTGGTTATTCTCTTCCTTTTGCCTGACGCGCACCATATAGCGAGCAACCAAGTAATTTATCAAGACGAGGAAACATGCGAAGCAGGGCGCATGAATTTGCTCGCAAGGCTGGAAGCAACTCGCCCTGCGGAAGGGAGAGTATTTATTAAATGCGTCGAAATTCTTGGAGGCAGAAAGACTTAAATGTTTGGAATAAACAAACTACAAATATATGGATTGATTGCCGTGTCATTCGTACTCGGCTTGCTTGGAATTTATTCGGCAGGTATTGCGCGGGGCAAAGATAAAATCAAACGCAAGCTGGATGAAAAGCTAATTGATAATATGAAAACCGCAAAGGAAGTGGAAGATGAGATTGAGAGCTTGGGCGACAATGCCTTGCTTGATCGTGCTAATAAGTGGGTGCGAAAAGATAACGAATGACAGCTACTGCGAAGTAGCCAAGCCACATTACTTTGCTGATGCCAAGGTTGCGGAGTGGCTGCTAAAGAACGACCAGCAATTGCTGACAGATACTATCGTGCATAATGAAAAGTACGAAAGATTGTGCGGTTAAATATCCATAGCATCTGATCCCTTCTGGATCATGTCATTGTGCATTGTCTCGCAAGTGCGCAGCAAGGCTATGTAAGCTCTCACCAATGCTTCAACCTCATGGTCGCCACGCATCCATCTGTCTTGCGGCAAACCCCTCTCTGCGCGTTCTATAATCTTCGCAGCGATAGTAAAATATTCTGGTATCTCACTCAACTTTCTTTCCCTCCTGTTCCATCCAATGATATATTCTGTGGCAGTTTGCGCACAAGGGTATGCACTTTTCTATCTCTTCCCACATCCTTTTATATTTGCCAGAGCTAAGCAACTCATGGACCTTGGGATCTCCCTCAGCTTCACGGTGATGAAAATCTATAGCAGCCGGATGCGAGAAGCCACAAAAAAAACAGGATAAACCTGCTTTGTACTTTTTGTATTTTTCGCGCTCTTGTTGTCGTCGTAGCTTTGTTCTGGCAATAACTTTCTCACGGTTCCGCTCATACCAAGTGGCCCCGTATTTTTCGCTATGCTGCTTTCTCTTGTCCTTATCTTTATAAGGCAAGCCGCTCTTCCTGTGTGTTGGCTACACAAGGGATAAATAGCATACTTCAAAGGTGCATTATAGACCCTGCAAATTAAACATAGACTTTTCTTGACGCAAATCGTTTGATATAGATGAATAACGTAAAATGTGTTAAAACACACATGAAGGAGTTTTATCTATGCCCGAAGTAACGAAAGATATTGACGCAGAGAATACATTCTCTGACGCGATCCGCGTAAAGGATCATTTCAACCTGTCAATCGCTGGCACATTCTCGGCGACTGTCACCGTGCAACGCTCGCTTGATGGCACAACTTGGCGTGATGTTGATACATTTACAGCAGCAACGGAAACATATGGCTTTGACCCGGAGCCGTTCTTTTACCGAGCAGGTGTAAAGACAGGCGAATACACATCCGGCACAGCCTCTGTACGTATCGGCGATCCTGATTATAAGAACCAATAATCATGGCTAAGCAGGGTTTATATGCAAACATCCATGCCAAGCGCAAGCGTATCGCTGCGGGGTCTGGTGAGAAAATGCGTAAAGTAGGTGAGGCAGGCGCACCAACAGCGCAGGCATTCAAAGAGGCAGCTAAGACTGCCAAGAAACCTAAGCGCAAATCTATGATGAGTTCGTAAGATGTCAGCACCTCCTGAGAAATCTGGCAGCAGCCCACGCCGAGCAGCCTTCCTGCAACGCATGGGCAAGATGCCGGGGCCAACAAAAGACAAGAAGGGTCGAGACACGCCGCTGCTCAAGGCATTGAAAGACTGGGGCGCATCGTCAAAAGAAGAGGCGGTCCGTAAAGGTAAACGGATTTCAATGATAAATAAAAATAAAGAGAAGCGTGGTTAATGGGCTACGTCAACGAGCAGCTATCGTCACCGCATGCAATGCTGGAACTGGTACACAAAGGTGTTCCGGGGACAGGTGCCGTGAATATCTTTGGCTTCAATCGTACACTCGGCACAACCTATCAAACCCTATGGAACCAAACAGGCGCATATGTTTTCCCTGTCTCGGCAGTCACGATGTCGGCAGTATCAAGCAGCGCGTCTGACACGATGCAGGTTTTGATTAGCGGTCTGGATGCTGACTATAAAAGCGTGGCGGCTGTCGTAACGCTTAACGGCACAACATCTGTAACGACGACGCAGACATTCTTGCGCATCAACTCTGCGCTGATCCTGTCAGGCAGCAATGTCGGCAACATCACGATCAGCAATGGCGGTACGACATACGCTTACATTGAGGCAGGGATCGGCATCACGCAGGCATGTTTGTACACAGTCCCGGCAGGCTTTGCTTTGTATCTATTTCGCTTGGACTTTACGTCTGGCACGGTGAATGGCAACAAGTATCTCAGCATCAGGAACGTCGTGACGACAAGTGCTGGGCGTACATTGCGTGTGGCAGAGGCCACGTTTCAGAACAGCCAAGTCAGCTTTGACAGACAGGTTCCATTCCGAATTGCGGAGAAGACTGACTTTCAGTTTGAAGGTAAGAGCAGCAGCTCAACGAATGAACTGAGTGCTTTCATTGAAGGAATATTGGTGGAGAACTAAATGCCTGAGAAGTTACACGCAGAGCTAGAGAAACGAGCCAGAGAGATGGGCTTAACTGGTGAGCGCAAAGACGCTTACATTTACGGAACCATGCAGAAAGTGGAGAAAGAAATGCACGGCGATAAGAAAAAAGGTAAGAAAAAATCTATGATGGGCGGGGGTTACGGAAAGTAATTACCATATCCCCCATTGCATTGTTTTAAATTCGCTTGCCTTCCAAGCGTAAGCTGCGGACAAACTCTTTCAACTCTCGCCGCGCTCTCCATAAATCCTGTTGGATGTTAGGATGTTTTGTACCTGTGCGAAGATATTGATCCTGATAGTGATCTACTTCCCGTCGGAGATGTCGTAAAAGTGCGTGATCGTGGGGTGTGAGTTCGAGCATTTTCTACCTCTTTGCGCATATAACATTCGGCGCAATACGCCTCATAATCTGGTTTTACCAAAGCATCCCTATCGCAGTATATACATTTCTCAGTCATAACCACCACTCTGCGCTAACACCAAAAACAAACACTGATGCCAGTGTAACGACGATGGCAAAGATTACCCAGTCTTCTCTATTAATTTTCATCTGACTTCTCCCAAGGTGCGCGGGTCAATGTGACCTGCATGTTTTCCTGATTTTTCTTCTGGCTGCCCAGCGCGACCTTCGTATTGAAGTCAACGCGCCGCGCTGCGGCTGGACGCTCGTAAATCTTTACCGAGCTACGCTTGGCAGGATACGCCCTGCCATAAAGCAAAGTGTTCAACTCTTCGAGCGTGTCGGCATTCACCGTCATTCGCTCGTTTGTGCCTGTCTGAATAAATTCAGCGCAATATCGTTTCATTCCATTAACTCCTTTATTCTTGCCTCTGCATTTTCAATCGCCGTATCAAACGCAGCAATGTCAGCACCAATACCACCGGGGCGTATATGCAAATCATACTCCCGCATCAGTTGCTGGCTGCGCTGCAAACGCTCAATTAGTTTGCGCTCGCAACCTATTTGATATTGCGTTTGTTCTTTGGTCACAGAAACATAACCTTTATTTCTATCTCTATACAGCCGTCACCTGTTTCTGTTCCAATCCCCATTTTAGGATCGGCTTGAATATTGTGAGCAGCGAGCAAACGCAAAGCAGCCTCACCACCAAGTCTTTTTGCTTCGTAATCATCCTCACAATTTAAATTAAAGGTATAAGTTGCACATCCAAAATTGTATGTTGGGTTGTTCATTTCCATTTCCTTTTTGTTACTCACATATTTGCTAGCTAGCAAATGTGCTAGCAACGGTCAAGAAAATAATTACACTTGATTTACTTTTGTTCTAGCTATATTGCTAGCAAAGCAAAAATAAATGAGCGGCTGTTATGAGATATAAAAAAGCACAGTGGAACCACAGGATAAAAGCCGAATTGGCTGAGCGTATGCGCAAAGTGCAGCAGCTAAAGTCCGACGCAAGCGGTAACGAATATTCGCTGCGCGATGTAACAGAAGAAGCATTTGATCTGTATTGCAACTATCACGGCGTAAAAGCAAAGGACGCAGCATGACAATCTATATCGGCATAGATCCCGGCTTCTCAGGCGCTATTGCATTCTATGCACCAAAAGAAAACATCGTTTCAGTATACGATATGCCTGTCTATCAAAATGCCAAAGGCAAGACAGAAATAAATCTTTACGAATTGCATGAGATCCTTGCGCCGGAAACGGACGAGCCACACATGGCAATCATCGAGCAGGTTGCAGCCATGCGAGGGCAAGGTGTAACAAGCATGTTTCGTTTCGGGCAGTCTTACGGTGCCACACAAATGGCAGTCGCAGCGCACAAGATACCTATGCAATTCGTCACGCCAGCCAAGTGGAAATCCTACTTGGGCTTGAGCCGTGATAAAGGGGTGTCGCGGAGTTTGGCAAGCCAGAGGTTTCCCAAGCAGGCAGATTTATTTAAGCGCGTGAAAGACGATGGACGCGCAGAGGCAGCATTGTTGGCACTATATGGGAAGCTATCGACATGAACGGATTTCAAAAGCACAACGTCAAGCACTTGTCAGCATCATCCATAAACCTATGGACCAATGCGCCTGACGTGTGGGTTGCTCAATACTTGTTTGGAAAGCGTGGGCCAATGTCATCAGCCGCGATGCGTGGCATCTGTACAGAGGATGCAGTCGTATCAGTGCTGACAGGAACGGACGTAGCAGAGGCGCTTAAAGCCGCGCACGATAAGTTTGACGGGTTCTTTCCTATCGGAGATGAAAAGACAACAAAAGAACGGGACATGATCCAGCCATGCATGGCATTGGCATTGGATGCGCTGAAAGATTATGGCGAGCCTGAGTTTCCAGAAGAGGGGCAGGAGAAGATCAGCATCACAGCCAAGACAGACGATTACGAAATACCTGTGATCGGGTTTTTGGATTTGGTTTTCCCAAAGCAGGGCGTGATCATTGATCTAAAAACAACAGGTCGTATGCCAAGCACCATGTCGGCAGAGCATCAGCTACAACGCGCCATCTACCAGAAAGCTAAAGGCAATCAGGCGGTCAAGTTTTTATACGTCACGCCAAAGAAAACCAGCTTGCTGGAAGATGGCGATCCAACCGAGCTACTCGCCACAGCCAAAAAGCAAATCAGTCGGATGGAAAAGTTCCTACGGGCTGGCAGCAAAGAGGACATTGCACAGGTCATTCCGGTCAACCCGAACACATTCTACTGGAATGGTGCGGAAGCAATTAGAGAAGAATTATATGGTATCTAATCCCAGCGCAGGGTCACGCGCACAACAACGTCAACAATCAAACAACGTGAAAGGACACAAAAATGTTTGAAATCGACTTAGGAGCAACAGGCTCAGACGTAAACACTTTCCTGCAATGGTCAGCCAGAGGCACACAAGACGGAGCAGTACGCGCCAAGCAATTCTACCTACGCGAAGGCGCAGGCAAGGATGAATACGCAGCCGCGCAAACAACAGGCTTCGTCATTGATCTTGATAGCCTCAAGACAGGCTGGCAGAAATCGGAAGGCATCCAAGGTGTAGCACCCGAATGGAAGTGGAACCCGACAGTCAATCAAATGATGGCAAAGCCGGGAGATGATTATAAGAAAGGCATCTCAGTCAAGGTCGCAATTGGCGGTGGAAAGGTTGCAATGTGGGAGCAAGCAGGCGCTGCCATATGGTCAGCACTCACAGACCTTGCGCCCAAACTCAAGGACCAACCAGCCGCAGGGCAAATGCCGCTGATCAAAATGGTGGAAGCCAAGGAACTTAAATTCACCAAAGGTTCCACATGCTATCCCGTTTTTGAAATCGTCAAGTGGGTGGACAAACCCGACTGCCTCAAAGAAGGCGCAGCCGCAGGCATTGCTATTGAACCAGCACCCGCTCCCGCCCCTGCTCCTGTAGCCGCTCCGGCAGACGCAGAGTTTTAAAACGAAAAATGCCCAGCGGTTTACGCCGCTGGGCAGTTCAACAGGGGAGGAATAACTAAAATGGAAATGGAAAATAAAATGAGCCTATGCCCCAAGTCCACCGTTATTAAGCAGTTCATAACACAAGTCACAGAGAATTGGAATACCTGTGGTGATCCGCTCATAGAAATACGTGCGATCGGACAAGCAGGATCAGTCTCAGCCGCAAGATTTACACTCAGCAAAATTCAGCAGGCCGTTGATCACGCCGAAGCAATGAACAACGCCAAACAAAATATCTACATGTGCATCAATCCAATTGATCCCATCAAGCCAATCCCAGCAGGCCGAGCCGCCAGAGATGGCGACATCCTCGCAGCCTTCTACTGCTTCGCAGACGCAGACACAGAAGGCGCAATGGAAAACATCCTGTCATTCGCAGGACCAAAGTTCACAATGTCGGTCAAGACAGGCACAACGCCATTCGCTAGAGGCCATGCATACTGGCAGCTGGAAGAGCCAATCTATAATCTTAACGCGTGGCGCAATGTGCAGAAATCAATCGCCGCCAGCCTGCAAACAGACAGCGCAGTCGTAAACCCCAGCAGGATCATGCGCGTGGCAGGCACAGTCTCATGGCCCAATGAAAAGAAACAGACAAAAGGATACGTGCCGGAGCTAGTCACAATGCGTACGCAATTCAGTACGGATCGTGACCCCGTGCCATTTGAACGCATGATGCGTGCATTCCCAGAACCCAAGCCGCCGGAACCCACAATACAAATCGATCTGGGCCAGCAGGCAATGGACAGACAACTGGCAGTGCAAAACGTCATGGCAGGCAATGACTGGCACGTCAACATGATCCGCCTCGTCGGCTCATACGTCACCAAAGGACTGTCAGACGAAGAGATACACGCAATCACAGACAGCTTCACGCTGGCAGGCTACACAGTAGACGATACACGCAGAGAAGTGCAGAAAGCCATAGACGGTGCCAGAGACAAAGGCTGGACCCCAGAGCCGGACCCAGCGCAGGAACGCATGGAGCAGCAGAACGAGCAGCTACAGCACGATGATGACTTCAAGTGGCCTACACCCTACGAAACATTCGATGCGCTTACGCTGCCGCGCAGAGAATGGGTGTACGGCTACGACTACATCAAGAAGTACATCAGCGTCACAGCTTCGGCAGGTGGCATCGGTAAAACCAGTGCAATCATTGTTGAAGCACTGGCAATCGCAACAGGCAAGCCGCTGCTCGGCATACAAGTCAAAGAACAAACAAACGTATGGATCATCAATCTCGAAGATCCCATATCAGAAATGCAAATGCGAACTATAGCAGCCATGCAGCACTACAGCCTGACGCCCGAAGACGTCAAAGGTAAACTCTTCATGGACGGCGAGGACACCATGCAGATCACCCTCGCGGCAGAAGGCCGAGACGGGCTGATCACAAATGACACGCTGCTCAAGTTCATGGTTGACAAAATCAAAGCCAACAACATCGGCGTCATTATCATTGATCCATTTGTGTCAGCGCATCTGGTCAACGAAAATAACAATGGTAGCATCCAAGCAGTCGTGGCAATGCTGCGCAAAATGGCACGCGATACCAACAGCAGCGTCCAGCTTGTGCATCATATCAGAAAAACAAACGGCGATGATGCCACAATCGACAGCGTCAGAGGCGCAGGCTCACTCATCGGAGCAGCCAGAGCAGCCAGAGTGATCAACAGAATAACACCAGACGATGCAATGGCGCTGGGCGTAGACGAACACGATGCGCTCGGCATCTTCGCAGTGGACGATGGAAAAGCAAACCTCGCACCGCCAAGCGACAAGCGTATATACAGACGTATGCACTCAGTCGAAATCGCAAACGGTGAGCACATTGGGGTCGCCACAGAGTTTAAAATGCCGGATCTGTTCGACGGCGTGACAGCCAAAGACCTGTACAATGTGCAGCGCACAGTCGCAGAGGCAGAGAAAAACGATAAAGCATACCGAGCAGACGTTAGAGCTAAGAACTGGGTCGGCGTGGCAGTAGCCGAGCAGCTAAAACTCGACCTAGAGAAGCAGAAAGATAAAGCCAAGGCAAAGGCAGTTGCCAAGCAATGGATCAGTTCCGGCAGTCTCAAGATTGCAGACGTGCCAGACAAACGAGCAGGCAGAGATGTGCCGTGCGTGATCGTCGGGGAGTGGGTGAAGTGGGAGGAGGTTTGATGCCTTCCACACTTCCACACTTGGTTTCCAAAGAGTGTGGATGAAGTGTGGAAGTGTGGAGAAAAAGACCACAAATAGTTCCACCACACTAGTTGTATGTATATGACATACAAGTGTGGTGGAATGTGGATTAAATGAAACCGTGGCAAATTAAGTGTGGAGAATTGGGTATGAAAGAGCAGCGGGGGAAGAGACAAAAGAAATCGGACAGGATCTTGTTTAGCAATCAAAGCAAAAATGCAATCATGTGCGACTTCGCTATGGGGCCAGTGGACAGGCTGGCAATAGAGATGGACGACAAGTGGGGGATCGACGTGCTGCCGGAGTTGGTCAGCGTTGAGACAGCGCAGAAGTATGGTAGCGCGGTTGCCAAGATGAATGCAGCAGTTTGGGAAGAAAACGTGGAAGAAACCAAGCTGCGCTGTGAGGTCGTTATTAGAGGGCTGAGGGCTATGGATGCGGAAGCAGAGCGTTTGGGCGCTCAGCGAGCCTCTACGGAAGTGTGGGAGGTGGAAATAGATGGCAAGCTGTTTGGCGTTATGAAGGATGGGAGGTCGTGGCGGACGATAAAGGAGCAGAGGCCAGAGCTAGAGTTGCTGACGCTGCGGGAAGTCGGGCTGGCGTACCAAGCGTTTCAAGAAAGTAGAGCAGGAGAATTTGAACGGGCAGTGAAGCAGTCGTTCAAGGGCGCAGAAATTATCGACATCAAGGCGAAAGTGTTTGATGATCCGATACCGTTCTGATAAATTGTTTGTATTGCGTTGGGTCTCATTTCCTCCCAATTGCCTCACAAACTGGCTCAGCATTGCGCTGAGCCTATTTTTTGAGTATCGTGTAGTTGAAGTTATGAGAGGTGAGAGATGGGCAAAAGCAGAACAGTCAGCATAGCCATCATGGAAAAGATTGTTGACCGCTTAGCGCACGGCGAAACATTAGTTGACATTACCAAAGACGAGAAGATGCCAACATACCGGGCAGTGACAAGAGCAGTCGCTGGGGATGATGAGATGTGGGAGTTGTATCGCAAGGGGCGTATCTTGCAGGCGGAGTATTATGCAGATCGTTTGAATGGATTGGCGATGGAGCCGTTGCCAAAAGGTTTAGATGTCCGCGAGCTAAACGCAGAGGTCAACAGACGCAGACTTGAGATCGATACGTTGAAGTGGACTACAGCACGCAACCAGCCATTCGGTATTCGTGATAAGAAAGAGGATCAACCGCAAGCGCAAACCTTTACGATTAGTTGGGCTGGCAATGATGTTGAGGTAACGGCAACGCCGGAGAAGCAGCAGGAAGAGAAGCAGCATGTTGTTAAGCATTAGCTCAAATGATGTGTATATCACACGTCCTGCCTGTCCGATCTACGCGCGTGAGGCAGGCGGCCTGATCTGCCTCGGCACCGGGGCTGATCAGGCGGGGCAGGCACAACATCTTGTGGTTTGCAAAAACTGCATGGCTTCTCCAGAAACTTTTGCGTGTAAAAACAATGTGTTATAGAATATTTAACATAATAACTATTATGCGCCATGGGGTTAGCCATGCATTTTGCGCAACCCAGACCCCCACCCCCCGCCGAAACGCCCGCCACCTGTATATACGTATATCACCCTTGGAGATGGGACCGTGACTGACACTGGCCTCTTCAACCATATCACACAACTGCGCCACCTTGTCGTCAACGCAGAAAGCGCCACAGCCCAATATGAAGCAGCGGTCTTGCTTTTAGATTTATATGAAACCATACTAGAGCAGAACGGGCTGCTTATATTTTCAAATGGAGGGTATACCAAGCATTGACGCATATTGAGATACCATATGATCCGCGTCCATTGCAGATGGAACTGCACAACGAGATGCAGGTAAAGCGTTGGGGTGTTGTTGTGTGCCATCGTCGGTTTGGCAAGACTGTCTGGGCGATCAATCATATTTTGCGGGATGCGTTATTATCTGCCAAGCCGAACCCCCGGTATGCCTACATGGCACCCACCTATCGTCAGGCGAAGAATGTAGCTTGGGATTATATAAAACAATTTGCGGGTGGCATACCGAATGTGAAGTTTCACGAGACTGAATTGCGGTGCGATCTGCCGACAGGCGCGAGGATTTCGTTGCTTGGTGCTGAAAATCCTGACAGCCTGCGCGGTATTTACCTTGACGGCTGCGTAATGGACGAGGTTGCCGACATGCCTGAGAGCGTGTTTCCAGAGGTTATTCGTCCTGCCTTGTCTGATCGGAAGGGCTGGTGCGTGTTTGTTGGTACGCCGAAGGGGCATAATGCGTTTCATGAGGTGTATGAGCAGAGCGTTGCGAATGATGATTGGTTGACTGCGATTTACAAGGCGAGCGAGACGGGGATCTTGGACGACGAGGAATTGTCGGCTGCGCGGCAGATGATGTCTGCGGATCAGTATGCGCAGGAATTTGAGTGTAGTTGGAATGCAAATGTTCCGGGTGCGATTTATGGCGGCGAGTTAGAGGTATCGTTGCGGGAGGGTCGGATTTGCAATGTTCCGTATGATCCGAGCCAGCGTGTTGATACGTGGTGGGATTTGGGTGTTGGGGATAGCACGGCGATTTGGTTTACGCAGAGTGTGGGTCGTGCTGTTCATGTGATTGATTTTTATGAGAACAGAAATCAGGGTTTGCCTCATTATTGTCAGATATTGAATGCGAAGAATTATTTGTATGGGACGCATAATGCGCCGCATGACATTGAGGTGCGTGAGTTGGGGACTGGGAAGTCTAGGCGGGAGACGGCTTGGGATTTGGGATTGAATTTTCGTGTTGTGCCTAAGTTGCCGTTAGAGGATGGGATACATGCGGCGCAGATGTTGCTGCCGCGTTTGTGGTTTGATCGTGAGAGGTGCAAGGATGGTTTGGATGCTTTGCGGCAGTATCATCGGGCTTATAATGATAAGACTAGAAGTTTTCGCGCAAATCCTGTACATGATTGGAGTAGCCATGCATCAGATGCGTTTCGGTATTTTGCTGTGGGGCTGCGAGAGGGTGGTGATCGATCAAGGCCACCGCAAAGGCAAGCGGTTATGGAGTATGACCCATTTGCAGCATAGGAGATAGATAATGGCTTGGTATGATAGTTTTTTTGGCGGCTCTAAGGAGACGGACCAGTCAAAGGAAAAGACGGGTTTATCTGCTATAGCGAGCGACATTGCTAGGGATGTTTCTATTGGCATTAAGACGTTTGGTCAAAGTTCTGAGCAGCAGGCTCAGACTATGAAAGAGATGGGTTATACTGATGCTGAGGTAAAGGCTTATCAGGAGCAAACGGCGCAGACGGCTGAGCGGCAAAGGTCTATGATGAGTTCTGGGGATAGGGATAGGGATAGAACGACACCTGCTGTTGAAACTGCGCCTGCCACGACTGTTCCGGCTGTTGCGGAGGTTGATATTGGTGTTCCGAAGGGAGCGCGTCCTGCGGGTGTAGTTGAGGAAGCGACGAGGGAAGCTGGGAAGCGCGGTCGTCGTGGAACGATTGCAACGGGTGCGCGTGGTTTATTGCGCGAGCCGGAAACGGCGGCTCGGCGATCTTTGATGGGATTGATTACATGATAAGGTTGCCGCAGCAAATTGCGGGGATGATGGGAAGGCAGGCTATGCAGCCAGCGCAGATGAAGGTTGCTCAGACTGTTGATCCTTTGGAGCGGCTGCAGCAGCGCATGGCGGGTCGGACGCTTGGCGGTGCGTTAGAGGGTGTTAAGAAGAAAGAAACCAGCAGTTTGCTAAATATGTTTGGGGTGAAGTAATGGCACAGGTATCGCCTATTGTTACGCAGTTAGAGCGCCGTTATAAGACGTTGCAGTCGCAGCGGTCTAACTGGGAGAAGCATTGGCAGGAGTTGGCTGATTATATGTTGCCGCGTAAGGCTGACATTACGAAAAAGCGGACGCAGGGCGATAAGCGGACTGAGTTGATTTATGACGGGACGGCTATTCATGCTGTTGAGTTGTTAGCGTCTTCATTGCATGGGATGCTGACGTCGCCGAGTACGCCTTGGTTTTCTATGCGGTATCGTGATCCGGCGTTACAGCAGAACGATGAGGCGAATGAGTGGTTAGAGTTGTGCATGGATCAGATGTATCAGGCGTTTAACCGTTCCAACTTTCAGCAAGAGATACATGAGTTGTATTATGACTTGGTCGTGTTTGGCACGGCTGCGTTTTATGTTGAGGGCGACAATGATGGTTTGCGGTTTAGTTCGCGCCACATTGCGGAGATAATGATTTCCGAGGATGCCGAGGGCCGCGTTGATACGGTGTATCGTAAGTTTAAAATGACGGCGCGTTCATTGATTATGCGTTTTGGCGAAGAGAATATGCCGCGATCTGTATTGTCTGACATGAAAACAGATCCGTATAAGGAGCATGAGATTATTCATGCAGTATTCCCGCGCAGGGAGACGAAAGGTCGGACTGCCAAGAATAAACCGATTGCATCGGTGTATTATCATCAGGGTGCCAAGCATTTAATTAGCGAAGGTGGGTTTGATGATTTTCCGTTTATGGTACCGCGATTTGTTAAAGACAGCGTAAGCATATATGGGCGCTCGCCTGCCATGACTGCTTTGCCTGATGTAAAGATGGTCAACAAGATGTCAGAGGTAACGATTAGGGCGGCGCAGAAGCAGATTGACCCGCCGTTGATGGTTCCTGATGATGGGTTTATGATGCCTATACGGACAACGCCGGGGTCATTGAATTTTTATCGATCCGGCACGCGGGATCGTATGGAGCCGTTGCAGATTGGTGCGAATAATCCTCTTGGCTTAAACATGGAGGAGCAACGCCGGAATGCTATTCGGCAGGCGTTTTATGTAGATCAGTTGCTGTTGGGGCAGGGTCCGACAATGACAGCGACTGAGGTTTTGCAACGCAATGAGGAAAAGATGCGACTTCTTGGGCCTGTTCTCGGTAGGCTCCAGTCTGAGTTGTTGCAGCCTCTTATTTCTCGTTCATTTGCGCTGCTCCTCCGGGATGGGCTTCTCCCTGCCGCCCCGGAGGAATTACAGGGTCAGGACATTGATATTGAGTATGTATCGCCATTGGCGAAGGCTCAGAAGCTGACTGACTTGCAATCTGTACTGCGTGGATTTGAGGTTCTTGTGCAGTTGGGCGAACTTGCGCCAGTGCAGGATTATATCGATCCAGATCGTATGGTGCAGTATTTGGTTGAAACGACTGGTATGCCTGCGCGTATTATTCGCAGTAATGATGAGATTGCGCAGTTACGCCGTCAGCAGGCGGCGGCTCAGCAGGCACAGGCTGCTCAGCAGCAGGAGCTAGTTGACGCGCAGGTTGCGCAGCAGACAGCGCCAATGGTTAAGGCATTGAGCGGATGAACAGACTAGATGAATTAAAGCTGGCATATAGGCGGACGTTTAACACGGACGATGGCGAGCAAGTTTTGAGTGATCTTAAAAAGCGTTTTGCTTTTGAGACAACCACGTTTTCGGGCGATCCTTATCAATCAGCATTTAATGAAGGGCAGCGAGCAGCAGTGCTGCTGATCGTCCGTATGCTGTCCGAAGAGAAGGAAATCACATGAGCGAAGAGGCAATCCAAGAAAGTGGATCTCAAGAAGTCGCAAATACTGGCGCAGCGTCAGTAGGATTTTTAGATAGTTTACCAGAAGATTTGCGCAATGAGCCAAGTTTGCGCAACTTTACTGATCCCGGTTCTTTGGCAAAAAGTTATGTACACGCGCAGCGTATGATCGGCGCGGACAAAATACCGTTGCCCGGCAAGTCTGCAACGGATGATGAGTGGCGAGCAGTTTATTCTAGGTTGGGTGCACCAAACGATCCGAGCGAATATGACATTTCGTTTAGTTCTGCGTCTATGGGTGAGAATGAGATTGCGAGCTTAAAGACGGCTTTACATCAGGCAGGATTGACAAATCGGCAAGCGCAGGCGTTTGCGAATTATTTAGATCAGTCGTACAGCGAAGGTATGAGCCAGCGTGAAAGTGCGGCAGAGGATGCACGCTATCAAGGCGAGCAGGAATTGCGTCAAGAGTATGGCAAGGCGTTCGAACAAAAGTTAGAACGTGCGCAGATGGCGGCTAATGTTTTGTTGGGCGGTACGGAAATCTTTGACGAGATTACGTTGTCAGACGGGCGCATGTTGGGCGATCATCCGGCGATTGTTCGCATGTTTGCGTCGTTAGCAGATCAGATTGGGGAAGATAGTTTGGAGGGTCAGACCACTGAAATGATTATGACCCCAGAAGAGGCATCACGTCAAATTGCAGAGATGACTAGACGAGATGGCCCATATTGGGATAAGATGCACCCAGAGCATGACAGTTACATCAGTCAAGTTCTTGCTCTACGTGAATACTTATAGTGGATAACCGAGAGGCCCACACACAAGCATGTGCGTCATGCGGAGTGACTGCCCAAGCAGTAAGCAAGACCCCGCAAGGGACAATCGAGCGACATCACCTGTAACCTTTTCTTAGGAGTTGGAGACAAATGTCTACTCAAATTACTACGGCATTCGTCAATCAGTTTTCTTCGAACGTACAGATGCTGTCACAGCAGATGGGTTCACTACTGCGCACAGCGGTAGACGTAGAAACTGTTAATGGCGAGAAAGCCTTTTTTGATCAGGTCGGCAGTGCTGCTGCTGTTCTGAGAACTACACGTCATGCGGATACTCCGCTGATTGATACACCTCACTCTCGTCGCATGGTGACGATGTCTGATTATGAATATGCTGACTTGATCGACGATCAAGACAAAGTTCGCATGTTGATCGATCCAACATCAACATACAGCCGCGCTGCTGCTGCTGCTATGGGTCGCGCAATGGATGACGTGATTATCTCTGCTGCTCTTGGCAATGCCAAGACTGGTAAAGATGGTGGAACAACAACACCATTCGATACATCAAATCAGCAAATCGGTGTAGGTTCACCGGCGGCTGGTTTGACACTGGCGAAGTTGCTAGAGGCAAAAGAAATCCTCGACAGCAATGATGTTGATCCATCAATCCCACGTTACATCGTTGTATCACCAAAACAGATCTCTGATTTGTTGGGCGACACAACCGTGACATCAAGTGACTTCAACACTGTTAAGGCTTTGGCGCAAGGCGAGCTAAATCAGTTTGTTGGCTTCACATTTATCACGTCAAACCGTTTGGGCGTTGATAGCTCAGCCTATCGTCGCGTTATTGCATTTGCAATGGACGGCATTAAGCTGGCGATTGGCAAAGAGCCAACTGCTCGCATTGATGAACGCGCAGACAAATCATATGCAACACAAGTCTACTATTGCCAATCTATTGGGGCGACCCGTATGGAAGAAGCAAAAGTGGTCGAAGTGTTGTGTTCTGAAGCGTAAGGAGTTTGAACCATGACTACTAAAAATTCTACACTGGTCGAAAACTTCGAAGCGTCTCCGATTGTGATGAACGACGCGCACTTGTTGCACGGCGTAAAGCGCGTTGCACAAGGCACTATTGCTTTGGCAGCAGGTGACAGCACTGACGACGATGTTGTTATGCTTGCACCAATCCCATCTAACGCATCAATCACAGCTCTGAACATTGCTTCAGACTCACTAGGTGGTTCATGCACATTCAATGTTGGTATCTATACAACTGCCGGCGTTGTTAAAGATGAGGATGTTTTTGCGACTGACGTTGCAGACGGAGCAGTAATGACTGACGTTCGCTTTGAAGCGGCTGACATTAACACATGCGGTCAGCAACTTTACGAACTAGCTGGTGATACGACAGATCCAAAAGACTACTACTACATTGCTGTGACATTCTCAGCGACTGGTGGTAGTGCTGGTGATATGTCCTTCATCATCGAGTATGTTGTAAACTAAAAAAGCGGGGGCGGGAAACTGCCCCCTCTTCCCTTGGGAGATGAAAGATGACAAGTAAAGTTGATATTGCAAACTACGCTTTAAACAAAATCGGCGGGTCAAACATCATTAGCTTTACTGAGGACAGCAAGGCTGCGCGGATTGTTAATCAGCGTTATGATGCAGCCCGTGACGCTGTTTTTCGGGCGCATCCGTGGAATTGTTTAATTCGTCGCGCAGAATTAGCGCAGAGTTCAACGGCTCCCACGTTTGGGTACACGTATCAATACGCACTGCCAACTGATCCATACTGCCTGCGTGTTTTGGAATTTAGCAACGGATCTTTATCATATCCGCAAGATAACATGGTTTCTGCGCTTGGTGAGCCGGTGTTTGTTATTGAGGGTAGAAATCTTCTGACAAATGAAGGCACAGCAAAAATTAAGTATGTGGCGCAAATTACAGACCCAGCGCAGTATGATGCCAACTTAGTTGAAACAGTTGCCGCGCGTCTGGCGCATGAGATTGCGTATGCAATTTCGGGATCGACAACTTTGGTGCAATTAATGGACGTACAGTATCAAACGCAATTAAAAGAGGCTCGGTTTGTTGACGCGACTGAGGGCGCGACAACACACATTGAGGCGAGCGACTTTATTGAAGCGAGGTTCTGATGGCGCGATCAGCACCAGCATATAGCTCATTCACCGCTGGTGAGATTGGGCCAAAGTTTGAAGGTCGAACGAATATTGAAAAATATCGTGAGGGTTTGGCTGATTTGACAAACATGATTGTCATGCCAAGCGGTGGCGTAACACGCCGTCCCGGCACAGAGTTTTTGGATGAAGTTAAAAATAGCGCGGTCAAGACGCGTCTTATCCCGTTTCAGTTCAAAGCCAGTGATACGTATATTTTAGAGTTTGGCGATCAATTGTTTCGGATTTATCGTAACGGTGCGCTTGTTACGAGTGGCGGAGTTCCTGTTGAAGTTGTTACGCCTTATGCGGCTGCGGACATTTTTAATCTGCGTTTTGTACAATCTGCCGATACAATGTATTTTACGCATCCAAGCTATGACGTGCGCAAATTAACGCGTACAGATCACGATGCTTGGAAGTTTTCCATTCCGATCTTTCAAGGTGGATTGGATGCTGCAAAGTATATTGAAAACATTACGCAAGCTAATCCCGGTGTTATAACTGTAACAGGTCATGGATTTAGCAATGGCAATGAGGTTTCATTGTCAGGCATTCAAGGCATGACAGAAATATCGGGTGCAAATTATCGCGTTGCCAATGCAACAACCAATACATTTACACTTGTTGACGAGGCTGGTGATAATGTTGACACAACCAGCTTTACGGCGTTTGAAGATGGTGGCGGCACTGAGGTTGCAATTACTGGTGCAACGGCGGCTGATCCATGTGTGATTACCAGCAACGCTCATCCGTTTTTTGATGACGATGTTATTTACATCAAAGACGTGACTGGCATGACAGAATTGAACGATAAGTATTATATCGTTGCATCGGCTACGACAAACACATTCGCATTGAAAGATATGTCCGGCACTGACGTTGATGCGACAGGATATACTGCTTACACCTCTGGCGGCACGGCTGAGCTTGCATTATCCAAGGTGCAGAAGATACAGGCTGTCGGCACAGAAATGAGCGGTACGGACAACCGTCCCAGCGTTGTAACATTCTTTGAGCAGCGTTTAGTATTTGCCAACACAAACAACAATCCACAAACAATCTTCTTTAGCAAAAACGCTGACTATCAAAACTTTGAAACAGGCACGGCTGACGATGATGCTTTGATCTACACGATTGCGTCAAACCAAGTGAACGCAATTCGTTATTTGTCTGCCACGCGGATCTTGACGATTGGGACATCTGGTGGGGAGTATGTTCTGACATCTGCCAATGATGGGCCGATTACGCCGACATCAACACTTATACGCAAGTATTCCAACTATGGATCAAGTAATATTGAGCCAGTACAGGTTGCCGACGTTACGTTATTTTTGCAGCGTGGCGCACGAAAGGTGCGCGAGTTCAAGTATGTCGGCGAGCTAAACCTTGAGGCATATGCAGCGCCTGACATGACGATCTTAGCAGAGCATTTAACTGAAGGCGGCGTTGTTGGGTTTGCATATCAACAAGAACCGGAAAGCATTATCTGGGCTATTCGCGCAGACGGCACGCTGCTTGGCTTGTCGTATCGCCGAGAAGAGCAGATTGTTGCGTGGCACAAGCATGTGATCGGCGGCACGTTTGATGGCGGGCAGGCTGTTGTGGAAAGCATTGCAGTTTTGCCGACAGACACTGGCGAAGACGAATTATATATGATTGTAAAGCGTACTATTAATAGTGCTACCAAAAGATATGTAGAGCGCATGAAAGTGTTTGACTTTGGTTCTGACACGACAACTGCATTTTTTGTTGACAGTGGTTTGACGTATAGTGGCTCGGCTGTGAATACACTTTCCGGCTTGTCTCACTTGGAAGGCGAAAGCGTAACGGTATTGGCAAATGGCGCTGCGCATCCAGTTCGCACAGTATCTAGTGGCGCAATAAGCATGGCTTATGATACAACTAATGCAGCAGTCGGTTACAGTTACACAAGTTCAATGCAAACAATGCGATTAGATACAGGCTCAGCAGATGGCACGGCGCAAGGCAAACCAAAGCGTATTCATGGTTTGACTGTGCGTTTCCATGAAACTGTTGGCGCAGAGATTGGTAATGACAGCGGCGAGACAGATCGTATTCCGTTTCGCAGTTCTGCCAATCCAATGGATCAGGGTGTTCCATTGTTTAGCGGCGATAAGAAGATTGAGTTTCCCGGTGGCTTTCAAGATGATGATCGTGTTTACGTGCGACAAGATCAAGCGTTGCCAATGACAGTTCTGGCGTTGTTCCCGCGTTTGAACACGTTTGATATATGAGGCTAGATAGATGAGTATCTTTGCAGCAATCAGTTTAGGCGCACAGCTTATAGGCGGGTTTCAATCAAGAAGTGCGGCAAATCGAGCCTCAAAGAAGGCGCAGCAAGCGGCAGAATTTAATGCAAGTATAATTGAGCGCGATATTGATCTGTTGGAAAGACAGCGCGGAATTATCAATGCAAACTTTTTAGTGCAGCAAGAAAGAGCAGAGCAAGAATTTGAGCGTGACGTGCAAGCAGTTGCTCGGTCTGGTTTTGCTTACGGTGGCTTTGATATGAGCCAAGGCACGCCAATGGAGGTGCTACGTAACAATGCGCGTGAGTTTGAATATCAAAAATCTGTTGAGCGGTTTAATAATCAAATTACAAATCTGCAAATTACAGACGCACAAGAAGAGGCTGAGTTAAACGCACAGTTGGCGCGTATGGAAGGCGGCGCGACAGCCGCAGGTTTAAGGGCGCAAGGCACAAGAAGTTTGATTAGTAGTTTGGGTCAAGCTGCTCAATTTACTTATCAAGCTGGCGGATTGAAGGAAATATTTAAATGAGGATACCAGTATTTCGCACCCGTGCCGCAGCAACTCAAGAAGCACCCGGACGCAGCATTCAAGCTAGAATGCGCGGCGATGTTCTTGCTCAAGCAGAATTGCAGAAAGTCTCAGTGGGGCAGGAAATGGTCGCACAGATTGGCGAATACGCTAAGATGCGATATAAGGAGGCAGAGGAGCTTAAACTGAACGAAGCACTGTTGTCTGCCGAAGAAGGCATTCGCACAGCCTCACGCGATCTGTCGCGTTCTTCGCAACTATACAATATCTTTGAGGGTGAAAACCTATGGGATCAGCAGACATCTGCGATCCGCGATCAGGCTTTGGATGCGCTGGGCGGGAATAGATTTACGCGTCAGAAGTTTTTAGAGCGTTACGGGCAAATGGAAGTGACAAGTCGTTTTCAATTGCGCGGCGTTGTTGATCGTAAAATAGAAGCTGCCAAGCAGGCTGCGATTACTGCCCGTAACGAGCAAATGGTAGTGGATCTATCTGATCCGGGCCTTACAGACCCAGCGGCAATGATTGAGAAATATAATGCAACGCTCGCAGGCATGACCGTTGATCAGGCTCGTTCTGTTAAAAATGGCACGGCAAATCCAACCGTTGTGCAGGCTGCAAATTTAAAATTAAAAAAACGCATCGCGGAAAATGTTGCAAGTGCATATATTGGATCAGATCCAATATTAGCGGCAACAATGCTTGGCGCATTAGAAATACAAGATCAGATTGATCTGGGTGAAGATGTTCCAAAAGATGAAATGCCTGCATTGCGCGGCGGCTCATATGCTCTTTATACTTTGCAAAACTTGCCGCGTGATGAGGCTATAAATGTTTTGGCTGACGCATTAACAAATGCAAACAAGTTTGCAGCGTTAGAAGAAAAAATGCGGCAGCGTGCTGAAGCTGCTGAAAAAGATGTTATTCAGAATGCAAAGAATAGATATTTTTATTATCAGCCAGACGAAACGTATAGCATAATTGATTTAAATAGATTTTTACCAAATGCGCTAAAATATTTGCCTAAAGAGGCTTTTGCTGATGTTGAGAACATTAAAGGCACAGATATGCGTACTGCAATTGAAACTTATTTAGATGCATCAAATGCAATCACGCCGGATTTCCGTGAAAAGATAAATAAGCTAGATGAAGAAGAAAATGTTAGTTTTTCACCATATCGTGAGAAATCAGATCCAAAAACCTATGATGAATTGTTTGCTTATAAAAATATAGGTGATTTAAGATATACTGATGTAGAAGATGCAAAAAGAGAATTATCACGCGAAGATTACGTCTATTTTATAAACAGTCTAGAAACCGAAGAAGAGGAAGCAGTTAGCGCGGCAAAGCGTTATGCGCAGGCAACCTTCCAGTATGATGAGCAGACAGCACTTGATCCAGACATGGGTCGCGCATCTAAGGCTGCATTTTATTCTGTTGTTGCCGAGTTGGAGCGTGCGGTTGCCGATCGTCGATTATCGGCTCAAGGACCAATGACGCCCACTGAAATTAATCAGCTAACACGCAATTTAATTACCGATCAAAAAGATTTCTTTGATCAGCAATTGCGTCAAGATTATATCGGCACGATTGATAGATACAATGATTTATATGGTGGAACTAATATTAATTTAAGCTATGAAAATCCTTTAGCTGATCTTGACACATGGTATAGTGGTCTTGCAGATCAAAAAACGCAGGAAGCAAACTACGCTCGGATCAAAAGCACCTTGAAGCGCGAATATTTTGACAAAGGGTTTAAATTCTAATGGCTGACTTAATCCAAATAGATACAGACGAGGAAATGGATAAGTACGCCGAGGCTCAGCTTATCTCGCAAAATCCACCGCCTGTTGCTGCGATCAAAGAAAAAACTTTGAACTACAACCCAATAACTGGGCGTAATGACGTTTTAACGTCATTGTCTACTGGCGGATATGTCAAAGTGGGTGAAGAGGAATTGCCACGCATTGAGCAAATTCAGCAATATACGCGTACTTTAAAAAACATTGGTGTGCCACTTGACATAGCTGAATATGAGGCTGCTGGCTTTAGCGCAGAAGAGGTGCAGGCGGCTGGCGTTATGCCTATGGTTCAAGAAAAGCCTAAACGCACCGAGCCACTGCGTGAGGGTGAAGAGTTGCGTATGCGCCGTGAAGGTGCAGACATGGTTGCGCCACTTGATCAAACATTGCGTCAGAATACGACTAACACATTGCGCGAAATATTTGTTGCGGCTGGTTTGGATAATTATCAAGCACGTCAGATTGCGGAAGGCTTGATTGGCAATCCGAATGCCACGCGTGATCTAGGAATAGGCATTGCAGACTTTACGCCTGCTGGCTTGTTCTTTGGTGCGCAGGAAGGCTATCGAACATTTGAGCGGGGCATGAATACAGGCGATCCAACAACGATTGGCATGGGTGCATTGGAAGCTGGCTTGTCATTGCTTGAGGCTGTGCCGCTAACAGCAGCGGGGGCAAAGGCGGCTAAGGCTGGCATCCCGACACTGCGGCGGGCACTGGTTGATTTAGGCCAAGGCGCAGAGGCACGCATTGCGGAGCGCGGCGATACGACATTGTTTAGCAATCCTATTGAGCCTGCTGTGGATCAGGCGTTGGCGATGGCGGGGCGTGCGGCTGGTGGCAGTGAGTTTACAGTTACAAGACAAGATGCATCAGAAATATTTGGCGAAGGCTCTGAGCGGGTTCGCTACACAGACCCACGATCACAGGGGACGATTGAAGTTGTTGCGCGTCCAGATGGAAGTGCATCTGTTCTTGAACTAGAAGTGCCAGAAGAGTTTAGGGGCCAAGGCATTGGTCAACGACTTCAAGAGAAAGTCATGCAAGATTATCCAGTTATGGGTGGACAAGTTTCGTCTAAAGCTGCCGCAACAACAGCGTATAGATTAGGGCGTCGTCCTATAAATAATCCTGATGCAACACTTGAAGATGTGTTTAAAGAAATTGATGAGATGTCATCGGTCAACATGATTTCGCCTAAGATGCGCAGAGCTGAAACACGCAGGCAGGCAAACATCCAGCGTTTTGGTTATGATCCGAATGAAGCGCAAACCCCCGACACATCATACCGCATGGAGCATCAGCCAACAGGGCCAGAAGGCGGTGAGGGCATTCGGTTGGATGACCTAACTAAAAACATATCAGGCGAGCAAGCTGGCTATCCTGAAGACTTCTACACGCCACGCGGTGCTAGTCTTTATGCGCAAGGCCCAAGTTTCCCTGACGATGAATACGGAATGGCTAATCAAGAGAGCTACAAGATCATCACGTCTGTGCGCAACAATCCTGACGCAGAGGTTACAATCTATCGTGCCGTTCCTGACGAGGATGCGATCACTACAATCAACCCGGGCGACTTTGTAACCCTTAGCCGTAAATATGCTGAGTTGCATGGCGCAAGTGGATATGGGCGTTCTGGCGATGAAGCTGGCAAAATACTTGAGCAAAAAGTAAAAGTGCGCGATATTTACTGGGATGGCAATGACGTTAATGAGTTTGGGTATTTCCCAGAAAGTTCAACTGCAACAAAATCTTTGCCTGATATGCTTGAGCAGAAATATCCTAATGTAACCTTAGATATTTCTGGCAATCCCGAAAAGGGTTACGAGCTAAGTCGTATCGTTATTCCTGAGGGAGAGCGCGGCGAAGGCATGGGGACAGAGGTCATGCAGGATATGATTGATATGGCTGATGAACAAGGTGCTAGAATATCTTTAACACCAGATGTATCATTCGGGGGAACAAGTGTAGCGCGATTAAAGAAATTCTATAAGCAGTTTGGCTTTGTGGAAAACAAAGGTAAGAACAAAGATTTCTCAATACGCAACACAATGTATAGAGACCCACAATCAACTGGGGGCGCAGATTAATGGCAGTAGATCCAACCCAACTAGCCGAAGAGCAAGAACAGCGCCAGCGCATTGAGGTTGCTGGTGCGCCTACTGAATTTGCCAAAGGGCCAGAGGCAGGCGTGCAGCTTGCAGGCGGCGGGACAAAAGCGTTGCTGGAGGTTTTGAATAAATTAAAACCATCTGTTACACCTGTTTTGCCTTATGAGGCTGATGCGGCAATACCACCGGGAGTATCGCCGGAAAGCGTAGTGCAGCCATCACGCGTACCAACACCACAAGAAATTGGCCTTGTGCCAGATCCGGGCAAATACTCAGAGCGGCGCACGCAGGAGATACTAGCGCCGGAGGTTTTGTCGCCGGAAGGTGTAGAAGAATTTCAGCGCCGTGGCTTTAAAGCGCAAGAGCCTGTTGAAGAACAGACAATTCAAAACGCAGCAGAAGCGTTGGACGAGCAAGCGGCAGAAGCTGAATTGTTGGTCGGTGACGTAAAGAAGCAAGCGCGTGATGCGTTGACGGCTGAAACGCGTGGTTTCAAGCCGGAAACAGGCGTGGCTGATGAAAAGCTGGCAGATCAAATGGCTGACCAGTTGCTAATACGCAGAGGTCAAATCAAAACGCTAGAAGATGGTGGCGACTTTAACTTTGATTACATGACAACAACGGATGATGTTAAAGAAACTATTACTGCACTTTCTGAAGTTTATAGGGATCAAACAAAAGCCGTTAAGCGTGGTTATATCAGCAACGAAGTTACAGCCGACAAAGCTGCAAAAATCATTGCAGATGAGGTTGGTTTAACGCGCACATTGCTTAAACGTAAAATCGGCGATGGCACGTTAAGTGCAGAGATGATGCTGGCATCGCGTGAATTGCTTGTGCGCAGCGCGGAAAAGCTAACAGGTTTAGCAACTAAAATTAAAGAAGGCACAGCAACTGCAACAGATCGATTGGCATTCCGCAGGCAAATGGCGATCCATGCTGGCATTCAATTGCAGGTTAAGGGTGCGCAGACAGAAGCGGCTCGGACATTGCAATCATTTCAGATCAAGGTTGGCGGCGAGCTAAGTGCTGTTGAGCAGGCGCGTGAGGCGCAGCGTTTATTGCAGGAAACTGGCGGAGCCGATTTAGTTGACGCAATGGCGGACAACTTGCTGAAGGTACAAAAAGAAAACGGTCAACGCGGCATTAATGATTTTGCGCGTGGCGGCTGGAGAGCCAAGACACGTCAGATGCTTTCAGAAGCGTATTTGTCTGGGCTGCTCAGCAACCCAGCAACGCAGATGAAAAATGTTGTCGGTACTGCATCATTTATGGCGTATCAGCTACCAGCCGAAATGATTGCAGGCATGTATGGATCTGTTATTCGGGGGGGCCGTGGAGCGTTGAAGTTGCCGATTAGCGATGATCAGGTTTACGTTGACGATGCCATGCTACGCTTTAAGGGCTGGATGGACAGCTACAAGGACGGATTAAAGGCGGCATCGATTGCATGGCGCACTGAGGTGCCAGCGGCTGAAGCAAGCAGATTGGACGTTGAAAATTATACGTCTATTGCGGGTGAAAGTAATGCTTGGACATCCAAGGCAATTTCTGAGTTTGGCAAGCGTGTGCGTATTCCGTTCCGCCTGCTGCTGGCAACAGACGAATACTTTAAGACAATCTCACAGCGCGGCGAACTGTATGTGCAGGCAAACAAGGCGTATAAAAAAGCATTGCGCAATGGAAAGACTGTGCAGGAGGCGCAAGACGAGGCAGGCATGATCCTGTTAGATCCGCGTTCTGTTTCTGAAGAGTTGGATTATAAAGCTAAACTTGACACTCTACAAAGCGATTTAGGACAGTTTGGTAAATTTACAGGGATGGCGCAGAGGGTCGATGTCGCGGGCATTCCAGTGGGTCGCATGATACTGCCTTTTGCCACTGCGCCGACAAACTCATTTTTGCGAACGACTGAGTTTATGGGATTAAATCCGAAAGTGTATGCTGACATCGTAGGCAAAAACGGTTCACGCGCACAGCAGATGGCACTGGGACGATTGTCTGTCGGCGGTGCAACTATGGCTGTTGTGGCTGATTATGCGATCCAAGGCAGCATTACAGGCGGTATGCCGAGCGATCCAAAGGTGCGGGATGCTTTGCCGCCGGGTTGGCAACCATATAGCTTTGTGTTTAGAGGCGAAGGCTTTCCAGAAGACATGCCATTGTATGATGTATATGGACGCCCAAATGGTCCATTAGAATATGTAAGCTATTCTGGATACGAGCCTGTTGGCGCTGTGATTGCATTGACTGCTGATGTCGTTCAGAGAATGCACCGCACGCGCGATCCAGAAGTGCGTAACAACTTAGCTGCCGCAGCAGTTGGTTCAGTGATTGATTATTACAAAGAATTGCCAATGTTGCAGGGTTTGTCTGACGTTGCATTTGCATTGGAATATAATGATCCAATGCGCTTCTTTAGAAGTCCAGCCGAGGCGGCAACGCCGATTGGCTTGCCAAATCCTGTTAGCTCGTTGCAGCGTGCAGGGGGTCGCATGGTTGATCCGCGCGTTATGCGTCCAAGAGGTGATATTGAATACTACACAATGGCAGACATTGAAGCTAAGAATGAGGACGGCACATATGTCTTCGCCAAACCAGACGGCACGCCAGATTATAATATGGTTGGGTTGCCTAAAGGTGATTTTGGCAGCAGCATTATTAGCATGATGTCTGATCTGTCTGCGTATCAATCTAAAGACAGCGTATTCCGCGATGAGTATGATCGGAATGCGCCTGCATATGATACGCTTGGCAATGAGATTGGTGCAAACGATGTCAGCCTAGCAACCAATCCCGGCTTGGCAATCTTTAATAATTTGAGCGGCATTCGCATTCGACAGGGTGAAGAGATGCCGGATTATCAAGCAGAGCTAATGCGTTTAGCATCTATGACAGGTGGTTGGCCTTTAACCAATCCAACAAGCATGGGGGGCGTGCAACTTGCGTTTGGCGCACAGTCTGATCTTGTCAATATTGCTAAAAATGAGATAGAAATAAGGCAAGCGCGGATTGGGCGTGTGACGTTTAAAGAAGCGTTGGAAGCAATGACAACGACAGTGACGACACCGCTTGGACGCGCGTATGATCTTGCTAGTGACAAAGATCGTGTGACAATGATAAAAGCGTTGAATAAGCAATATATTGATGCAGGATTTCAGGTCTTACTTGAAATGCCAAGATATGCTAATTTAGCGCAAGCATACGCTGACAAGCAGCGAGTGAAGGAAGAGCAATGACAGTAAGCACAAGCACAAGTTTTGTAAGCTACGCGGGGAATGGCTCGCTCACTACCTTTGCTTACACGTTTAAAATATTCCAAGACAGCGACTTGCTTGTCACTTTAGTCAACGATGCGTCAGGCGTCGAAACAACTCAGGTGCTAACAACCAACTACACTGTGACAGGCGCAGGCACGGCTGGCGGAGGTAATGTTGTATTTACGGCTGCGCCAGCATCTGGCGTAACTATAAAGATACGCCGCGTGCTGCCAGTAACGCAGGAAACAGATTACGTTGCAAACGATCCATTCCCTGCGGAAGCGCATGAGGATGCGTTGGATAAGCTGACGATGCTTGTGCAGCAGGAGGCAGCCAACAGTGATCTGGCAATCTCATTTCCAGAAGGTGATGTTGGATCTGGCTTGAACAACATTGTGCCGTCTGCGGTTGAACGAGCTTCTTCATTTTTAACATTTGATGGTAATGGTTCAGTTACTGTTACAGACATTGCAGGTGTTACAGATCAGCAATATATCATCACTAAGCAAAACTTTACTGGCACAGGATCGCAAGTGTTGTTTACGCTTGCTTCTGCGCCTGGTGCTGGCGGTGCAGGCGTTTCAATCTACATTGATGGCGTATATCAAAATCGTTCTGGATACACAATATCTGGAACCTCATTAACATTCAGTGAAGCCCCGCCGCTTAATGCAGACATTGAGTATCTTTCCTATGTTATTGCTGATATTGGCACGACAACCGCAACTGCAACAAGCCAGTCTAATACAGATTACGCGGGGAGCAGCGTCCAAGACGCACTAGATGACATTATTGATAATTCCACAGGCACAGGCGCATTTGTTCGCACAACATCGCCAACACTTGTCACACCTGCACTCGGCACACCTGCAAGCGGCACACTAACAAATTGCACAGGATTGCCAATATCAACTGGCGTGTCTGGCCTTGGAGCTGGTGTGGCTGCTGATCTTGCGATTAGTCGCACGATGATAAAAGGCGATGGATTTACTGGTACGGGTACAGTCTACAAGTCATCAGTTATGCACCAGGGTGATTTAATTATTACTCGCATTTTTGTTGATTTGACTGGTATAAACTGCGGCGGTACTGCTGGCGACATTATTGGTGACGACGGTACATCCGATCCATGCCATATTGGTCAGATCACTGCGGCGCAAAATGGCACAATCTTTTTTGGACAAATGCGTTGCGTAGAAACTCCTGCTGGCGGTGACACAGACATTGATTTATATGCAGCAGACGAAGGCACTGGGGTAGAGGACGGTGCAATCGGATCGCTAACTGAAACGCAAATTGTAAACGGCGGGACACACACGGCTGGTGATGTTGATTTAATTGTAGCCAGTCCTAGCGCAAACCAATACCTGTATTTAGTGGGCCAAGGCGGTGGTGATGCAACCTATACCGCGGGTCAATTCTTAATCGAACTCTATGGATATGCGTGAGGTAAGGCATGACGATTAAACAACACGGCGGCGTTTTTGGTCGCAACCCAACATTTAATAATGTTTCTGTCGAGACGCTTTCTATTGATGGGACAGCAATATCATCAACCGCAGCAGAGCTAAATATATTAGATGGGGTGACTGCAAATTCCACCGAAATCAACTATCTTGATGGCGCAAGCACCTCTGTTGTCACTGCATCAAAAGCAGTCCTAGCCAATGCGTCTGCAAACATCGCATTTGCTTCTGGCCAAGGCA